ACCGCACCTACCGCAGCTTATCCTACTAGCTAGTGGAGATTTTCCTACATGACAAGCAGAGTATCATCGACGCCGATAACCACCGATTCCAAGTCGTTGCTGCTGGACGACGGTTCGGTAAGTCTTTCTACGCTGCGTACCGTCTATTCGAAGCAGCTACTCATACCCACAAAGAAAGATCAGATGGCTCCATCATCGACATCTCAGCAGAGATTGTCTACTACGTAGGACCGACATTTAAGCAAGCTAGAGAGAACCTCTGGGAAGTATGTATGCAACTAGGGCAGGGGCTCATTGCAGGAGTACGACAGAATGAAGGTGAAATCAAACTTACTAATGGCCGTACAATCCGCTTTAAGGGGGCTGACGATCCTGATAGTCTTCGTGGTGTGGGTGTATCTTTCGTTGTTCTTGACGAATACGCCTTTATGAAGCCCAACGTGTGGGAATACATCATACGTCCCATGCTCATGTTATCAGAAGGTGGTGCCCTATTCATCGGTACTCCGGCTGGTAAGAACCACTTCTACGACATGTGGACCGCTGCCAGCAAAGGCCGTGACCCCATGACGGACAACGAGAGTAAGCATTGGAAGGCTTTCCAGTTCCGCAGTGACGACAACCCGTACTACACGAATACTGAGATAGAGGACATTGTAGCTGGGCTGTCTGACGACGCCCGTAAGCAGGAGCTAGAGGCTTCCTTCGAGGCTACTGGCGGTAAGGTCTTCTCATACGACATGTTCCCAATACTAGAGAACATCCAGTCAGGGTCCTATGTGATAGCTATTGACTTAGCTGGCTTCTCAGGAGGCGGACGTAACACACAGAAGAGTATCCTTGACGACCACGCTATGGCTGTGGCTAAGATCACAGAGAATGGCTGGCACATCGAGCGCATCTACCACGGACAGTGGGACGTCAGAGAGACTGCTCTACGCATCATACGAGCGTGGAGAGACTACGGCCAGTGCCCAGTGGGCATTGAGCGTGGCATGGCAAAGAACGCAGTATGTGGTGAGGATGGCAAGGGAGGCTACCTCGGGGAGCTCATGCACAAGTATGGGTACTTCGACGTCATTCCGCTGACTCACGGCAACCAACGCAAGGAAGATCGCATTAAGTGGGCCCTACAGGGCCGAGCAGAGAAAGGACAGATCACGCTGGAGCCCGATGACGGTCTCTCGCAAGACAGCAAGTGGGTAGGTAAGTTCCAAAGCCAAGCGGTTGACTTCCCTAACCAACTCGCACACGATGATCTGCTGGATGCGGTTGCATATATAGATCAATTAGCGGAGAAGGCGTCTTCATGGGACATTCAACTCGAAGACAACTGGTATCCCCACGACTTAGAGGTAGGCTACTAAATGGCTAGTATCAACATAGATGAACCGGGTAATGCCAATGTCACGAAGAAGCTAGGGGGCTATGGCACATTACTAGCCCATGTCATGCATATTGTCCGTGAGAACCGACGAGTGCGTGACCGTGTCTACAAGGCTAAGTGGGATGCCTACGAGAGGACCTTCAGAGGCCTCTACACGGGCGCTGACAAGACCCGAGAGGGTGAGCGCTCTAAGCTCGTTGCGCCTGCTCTGGCGGCTGCTATTGAGTCTACGGCTGCTACCATGGAAGATGCTATCTTCTCTAGGGAGCGCTGGTTCGATGTGTCTGATGACGTTGCTGACCAGAAGCCTGAGGACATCCAACAGGCTCACAGGAACCTAGAAGAGGACTTCGACCTCGCTGGAGTACCTGAAGCTATCGCTAAGACGGTCCTCAATGGCTGTCTGTATGGCACAGGCATTGCCAAGATCAACGTCACACGGCGTGAGATCAGGAAAGTAGAAGACGGTAAGATCAAGAAGGACTTCCGTCCTCTGGTTACCCTAGAGTCTATTCCGCCTTGGGAGTTCGTTATTGACTCTCAGGCACGAGACATCGCTAGCGCGTACTTCGTGGCACACGAGACTAACGTCCCGCGTAATGTCGTCTGGTCGCGCCAGAAGTCAGGAGTCTACCGCAAGGTGCCTCTGATGGGTAATACAGCCTCCACTACGACCACCCCGGCTGGGGAAGAGACCCCGGATGGCATGCGTAAGTCAGAAGAGCATGATGGTTCTGTGTTCGTCACAGAGTACTATGGCCTAGTGCCTGCCTCTATGCTAAAGGGCGTAACAGAAGTAACGGCTGACGACATACAAGGCAATGGTCACGTGGAAGTGATCGTTACTATAGGCAACGAACTGGAGGTCCTCAGGGCAGTGGTTAACCCATTTGCTACGAAGGATCGTCCTATCATCGCATACCAACACTCTGTTGTTCCCGGCAAGTTCTGGGGACGGGGAGTGGCTGAGAAGGGCTGGAACGCGCAAAGGGCCCTCGACGCAGAGCTTCGTGCAAGGATGGACGCTCTAGGCCTTTTGACAAGTCCTATGATGGGAGCCGACATCACACGGCTTCCCCGCAACCCCGACATGCGCGTGCGTCCCGGAAAGGTCTGGCTGACTCGGGGACGTCCTAGTGAGGTCCTCGAGCCCGTCATTCTCGGTCAGATAGACCCGAACACCTTCAACCAATCCTCGGAGATGGAGCGACTGGTACAGGTAGGTACGGGGGCTATCGAGTCCAATGCACCCCTCAACAGTGACCGACGCAACGAGACGGCTTCTGGTATCTCTATGATCCAGAGTTCAGCCCTCAAGCGTATGCGCCGCACCATGTGGAACATCGAGCGTCAGTTCCTCAATCCACTCGTTCGTAAGAGCATGCACCGCTATATGCAGTTCTCTCCACAACGCTACCCGGTAGATGTGGACTTCACTGTCCGTGGCACCATGGGCATCGTTGCACGAGAGTTCGAGCAGGCACAGCTTACTGGTCTCCTGAGTAACATCGGGCCTGACCAGCCTCAGCACAACCTGATCCTACGGGCTATCATGGAACTCTCGAGCTCACCTAAGCGTGATGAGATACTCCAGCAACTGGACGAGCTGAATAAGCCTGACCCAGAGCAACAGAAGATGCAACAAGAGCAACAGATGATTCAGATGGAGATGGCTAGGGAAGGCCTCAAAGAGCAGCAGTACGAGAACCAGAAGACGTTGGAAGAGATCAAACTCATCCAAGCAGAGACTGCCCACCAGCTTAAGATGACTGAGTTAGAGGACGAGAAGGTAGAAATCCAAGCTGCTAATACCGCCCTCGGCAAGATGAAGGTAGACGCTCAGCGGGAGGCCACTCGGGTCAACCGTGAGAAGAACCAGCTAGACGCGGCAGCTAAGAAGGCTGCAGCGAGGAAGAGCACCACTAAATAGGGGACAGCATGAACTACCAAGAGATAGATGAAGATATCCTTACTCTGACCGGGACTAAGGAATGGAAGACACTGGTATCGCTGCTTGAGGCTGAGAACGCCGCAGCGACCCAGAACCAGCTAGAGGCCATGGACTGGGACATGGTGAACTACCAGAAAGGATATAGAGAAGCATTGTTATTCGTCTTTAACGTAAGAGAGACTACCAAGACTCTGATCGAGCAGGCCGATGCCTGACTACGATTACAAGTGCGAAGAGCACGGATACTTTGAACAAGCACACTCAATCGCTGACCGTGACAAGGGCGTATGCCCCACGTGTGACGGACCTGCGAAGAAAGTAATGCTGAGTGCCCCTAAGTTAATGGTTGAGGCAATGGCGGACAACGGGTTTCCCGGTGCTCTCCATACAAGCGGAGACCGCATGACTAAGAGGCATCAACAAGCTGGGCAGTACCACACCTCTACGAAGGAGCAAGCGGCTGCTAACGCAGACCACGAGACTAACCTTCACAAGGATATGGGTATAACCTCAGCACAATAACCCAGCCCTACACCCTTCCTCGGGCGGGCTGGAAACTAACGTACTGTACACCCTTCGTGGGAGCAGGACAACAATGAGGAGTCATAGACATGGCTAAATATGAAGACTACCTACCCAAACCGGATGGTATTCCCGCAGGCGGGATAGATGCAGAGATTGGTGACGCACAAGGTCAACAGGCGGCGCGTATAGATAACGCTACACCGAACATTGACTGGGAAGAGCGTTACAAGCACCTCGAACAGATGAACAGCCGTCAGGCTCAGACTCTGGGAGACTACCGCAAGACAATCGACGACTTCATCTCCAACCCTACACCTGCACAAGCCGCCCCTACGGACGAGCCACCTGCGAAGTTCTCGCTTGATGACTTTTACGAGGACCCCGATGCTGCAATGAATGCTGCAATAGCATCACATCCTGCAATTCTAGAGGCGCAGGGCATGAAGACACAGATGATTAACGACCAACGTCAGAGAGACTTGGATTCATTTGCTGTTCGACACCCTGATTGGACCGAAGTTGGTACGACTCCTGAGTTCCAGAACTGGGTCGCTGAAAACCCTACTCGAGTGGACTTGTTCCAACGAGGGGATCAGTATGACTTCAGTGCTGCGGATGCACTTTTCAGTCTGTACAAGGCAGAGAAAGGATTAACCCAAGTCAACAACGCTGCAGAGATAGCACAAGCCGAGCTTGTCTCATCGTCTGGAGAGTTGGCTCCACAAGAACCAGCCGTGTATAGTCGCTCCGAGTATATCAACAAGCTCAAGCGATCTAAGCAAGGCGACCTCGACGCGGAAGACTGGGTGAAGACTCACGCTGCTAACTATCGTATGGCACTGACTAGTGGAAATGTCCGTGACTAAAACATAGTTGTTCTTTTAACCACCACGCAAGAGGTAGAATATAATGTCTACATTATACGCGCCTGATACCGCGACAAACCCCACTACAGTTACCACTGCTGCTAATTTTATTAAGGAGCTGTGGTCTGATGAGGTTATCGCCGTATACAAGGCAAACACCGTTATGGTGCCACTCGTCGGTTCTATGCCCTTCTCGGGACAGAAAGGCGATACGGTACACATTCCTAAGCCTACTCGCGGCTCCGTTAATGCTAAAGCAGCAGGTACGGGTGTCACGATCAACGTTGAGACTGCTGGAGTGTTCGATTTCACCGTCGACCAACACTTCGAGTATTCTCGTTTGATCGAGGACATCGCCAAGATTCAGGCACTCGACTCCATGCGCGCATATTACACTGATGACGCTGGATACGCTCACGCTCTCTCACTCGATAGTGCTCTCCACACGGAAGCAGCTAAGCTTGGCAACGGCAGCACGACTGCTGGTGCGACTTACAGCAAGGCAGTTATCGGTGGTGATGGCTCAACGACTTGGGTACAGACTGGTTCCGGTAACGGTACTGCTCTGACTGACGCTGGCATCCGCCGGGTCATCCAGTCTCTCGATGACGCTAACGTCCCGGCTCGCCAACGCGCGCTGATCGTTCCGCCTGTTGAGAAACGTCGTTTGATGGGCATTGCACGCTTCACTGAGCAGGCATTTGTTGGAGAGGTTGGTTCGTCCAACACGATCCGCAACGGCTTGATCGGTGATATCTACGGCATCCCGGTATACGTTTCAACGAACGTACCGACTGTGGATTCTTCTGACTGTACGAGCTACCGCCCGTGCTTGCTGCTCCAGCGTGAGGCTATTGTCCTCGCTGAGCAACTCGCTCCTCGCGCGCAGTCTCAGTACAAGCAGGAGTTCCTCGCCGACCTGTTCACCGTTGATACTATCTATGGTCTGGGTACGCCCCGTCCAGAAGCTGGTACGGCGATCATGGTTCCGGCAGCCTAATTGAGTTGGGGCCGTAAGGCCCCTCTCTTTCCTTTAGGAGGAAGATCATGAGCAGATTATCACAAGGCGTAGCAGCGGATGACAATGCCCCTGCCGCCATCACGGATGTATCGGTAACTGGCACATATGCCACTGACGACACTCCGATTGAAACGGCTATTAACTCGATTCTCGCAGCACTGCGGGACGCGGGTGTAATCAAGACGTAAGGTTTCCGGGGGCCCCTCAATGCCCCCACCTCATTTAAGGACAGACGATGTCAGAAAGACGATACGCACTTATTGGGCATAGCCATACCGCCACCTCAGAGGTTAATGACCTCTCAGCGTCGGTAACATGGGCCAATATACCAGATGCGAACGTCCCTCAATCGGCTGTTACTCAACACCAAGCCGCCCTCACGATTACAGAGTCACAGATTAGTGACCTCAATCACCCAGCGGTAGGGCCCTTTAGTGGGCTGTCAGACGTAACTATCACTGCGATAGGCGCTGGTGAACTACCTAAATGGTCAGGCTCAGCATGGATCAATAACACACTAGCTGAAGCAGGCATAGCAGCAGCATCGCATACCCATGTGATAGCTGACGTTACGGACTTCACAGACAACAGCGCTAACTGGGACACAGCGTATGGGTGGGGTGATCACTCTGGTGTGTACTTGCCGCTAGCTGGTGGCACTATGACGGGTCAGCTCACCATGTCTGGTGCCGACATCTACGTCAATACTCGGGCAATACTTGGTGTCAATGGTCACGGTGATGCTGATACCGCAATGGTATCTCAGTACGGTGGAATAAACTTATATCGTTTAGCATCTACGGCAGCTAACATTCCAGCCTCTGCAAGCAATGCGAATGGCCTCTTGTCCTTCAGTACGCATGGAGGCACTGGCGTAGGCTACGGTCATCAACTGTACTTCAACAGTAATGGCTCGATAGGACATCGGGTAGCAGGTAATGGCACGTTCGGTAGTTGGTATACGCTACATACGTCAGCTGATTTCACAGACAACAGTTCCAACTGGGATACTGCATACGGTTGGGGCGACTGGGCAGCCACGGTTGCACTGAAGATCAACACAACCTCAGTGAATTGGCCCGACTACGCTGGCGACATGGACATCAACTTCAGTCGTGGTAACTACCGTGTCAACAATACAGCAACCAATCAACCTGTAGCTGGACAGTACTACGCTACGATGGGCTACGGCAACGGCGGCAATGTTTCTGGACAACTCGCTACGCATTTTACGTCTGGTGACACGTACGTCAGAGCTTACAACACTGTATGGTCCTCATGGGAGAAGTTGCTCACTGACGCTGACATATCCAACTATGCTAACAATGCCAACTGGGATACCGCATACGGTTGGGGTGATCATGCAGGCAACTATCTATCTGACTCTGGTCTGATCACGTACAGTGGAAACCAAGCTCACCTGTCCTCTCTCGCACCATTCTTGGTGATCAACGAGACAGACGTAACTGGTACTCCTGCATGGTGGTTGGGTGGTGACGGTGGTTCATTCTCCCTGCGTCTCAACAACGCTGGACCGTACCCGCTCCGCATCGACACGAATGCTGCTAATGATACGATCACCTCAATGCTACTGATCGCTCCAACGATTAGCATGACGGGTAACGCGACTGTCTCTGGTACGGTAACGTGGTCTGGTGGTAGTAGTGGAAACGCTAACACAGCGTACGGTTGGGGCGATCATGCTTCAGGTGGATACGCTCCACTAGCAAGCCCAGACTTTACAGGGTTTACATCTTTCGGCGGTAACACCGTTGGTGGCATGGAAGCACTCACTGGTGGCTTCGGTTCCGTTCAATGTAATGGCGCACAAGTTGGTGGTTGGGAAGGATACAACATCGCAGCTCGCGGTGTATTCATGTGGCACCCCACAGAAGAACGTGGCGGTATTTACGATGACGTAAATAACAGATGGGCACTGCAATGGAATACTGCTAACGCAACGGCTAACGAGCAGCTAGACTTGCACGCGGGCACTGGCGTCATGGCAAGGACGCAGGTCAACAGTTTGACAGGCAACACGTCCTCGTTTGAGATTGTTGATCACGGCGGCACCATGCGGGACGCGGGCTTTAACATACTGCCCACGTTCAACTTCAACGCGTCCGACACGCTAGAAGCGCAGCACTGTGGTCACATGACCGGCAAGACCAACACTACTGCATACACGCTCACTGGACCAACGTCCTCGGACGTAGACTTCCCGGTTGGCGGAATGTGCAGCATTATGAACACAGGAGCCTCTGGCCTCTACACGCTTAACGATACGGCTACGTGTACCATGTACGTGATGACTGGCTCGGCGGTGAACGATATCGTCGGCGTCGCTACGATAGCACCGGGCGGCATCGTCAACCTCTACAGATACTCCACGACTGCAATCTACTTGTGGGGCACGGGGCTAACGGAATGAGCGTAAGCGCAATGGTTAACGCCAACTTCGCTTCGTCGGGTGCGCAGCGCCTATCTACTACCATCACCAGTGCGTCACTGCTATGGAAGAAGGGAAAGAAAGAGTATGAGTTCCTAGGCTTCGACGCAGGAACAGACATCAAAGGTCTGTCTAGCTTCGGTAGTATTGCTAGCGGCTCCTACACAGACGGACTAGGCACTGGTCGCATCATCAGAGCGTTCTATGAGAACGATCATGGCGGCACGAACCCGCAGTCATGGTGGATATGCATAAGTACTACACCGGGCGATGCGGACACTACGTTCACAAAGTTGATCCTAGACGGCAACGAGCTACAACGTGCCGACGCAGATGCTACTGGAACAGTAAGTACTATTCGCTGGTGGCGCTGGGACTCTCCGGGTCCGGCAGACTCAATGACCTTTGCTGGTGCTAATCCTGATGACTTTGAGTTGTGGTCTACATGATAATCTCACACAGACTCAAGTTTGCATTCTTCAGAGTACCCAAGACAGGAACCACCACTGCACAGTTCTTCTTGAGATGCTCGGGGGCGTTTGACGAAGAGGACATTCTGTCAGGCATGGGAGAGCACGGCTTTGCTCCCACTGATGGACTGCTCACAGAACCACGAGACATAGTGACACAGGCTCATTACACTCCTGCACAGGCAGTGGAGCATGGGCTTATAACACTGGAGCAGCTACGAGAATACAAGACTGTATCCTTCATACGCAACCCATACGATAGACAGCTATCAGCCTACATACACGGCGTGGGTATTGTATGTGACCCAACCTACATCAAGCGTCTTATAAAGGATGCCCCACGTAGGGGGATACTACAAGCACAGCAGTCTGATTGGTTCTATATTGATGGCGAGCTAGTGGTCGAGCCAATGTTATTCAACGACTACGAGAGTCATCTACGAGAGCTGCTTGCCTACGTTGGTGGAATAGACTTCCCTATTATCCCACCTATGAACGCTAGGAACGCAGCCAAGAAAGAATACACGATGGAAGAGTGGATGAACCCAGAGTTCATGGCCTTCATTGAAGACAAGTACGCACGAGATATCGAGCTATATGAGGACACTAAATGGCAACGCAACTAACAATAGTCAACAGCATACTACGCAGGCTCAGAGAAGATGAGGTTGTCTCAGTAGCAGACAATGTCTACTCTAAGCTCATTGCTCAGTTTGTCAACGACGCCAAGGCCGACATGGAAGACATCAACCATGAGTGGTCTGTGTACGTTACAGAGATTGATACCACAGTACTCAATGACGGCACACGGACTTACGACCTCACTGGTACGACGGACAGGTCTTGGCTCCTAAGGGATACCGAGTCTGACCAGATACCTGCGGCGTATGACATCACATCTAATGAGGTAGGTCAGTTGTTCGACTGCCCCCTCAAGACGCTCAAGAAGGAACGAGCGCTCACGAATAACATACTGGATGTGAACCAGCCCAAGGTATTCGCGGTAACCTCAGACGCTGACGGACGAGGCTTCACACTGGAGTTGCTCTGGGGCCTGTTGAGCACAGAGAGCAATCGCTCATGGCGTACCTACTGGTACGTGCCTCAGGCTGACCTTGCACTGGATGGCACAGACAACACCACAGAGATTAAGCTGCCAGCACGCCCAGTGGAACTCAAGGCTACCTACTACGCGCTCAACGAGCGTGGCGAGGAGATGGGACAGCCCGGAGGCATAGCAGCTATACGAGCACAGACGGCTATCTCTGCTGCACTAGAGACAGACATGCAGGTGCAGAAGAAGTCAGACCAGATCGACATAACTAACAAAGAGAACATCTAATGCCAACTCCTGCCTTTACCCCCGGCGCGCAGCTTATACCACTGACGTTTGCTCACCCCGGATTCAAGGGGCTTAACACGGAGCAAGGCGGTGGCATCCTCCCCCAAGAGTGGGCCACCAAGCTAGAGAACGCAGTCTTTGATGAGAACGGACGGCTAAGCTCACGGGCTGGCTGGACCTCAGTGACCACCACTCCGGGGTCTGGAGTCGTCAAACGTATCTTTGAGTACTACACGGCGGCTGGTGCATCTGAGGCCATTGCCTCTACTGACGCCAACATCTATGACGGGCTCACTGGTACGGCCACGGCTATCGAGGGCACGCTCACGATTACTAATGGGAACATCAAGTTCGTCAACTTCAACGATAAAGTCATCGGGCTTGGCATAGGCACTGCCGCCCTGCCCGCAGTACGTACGTCAGGTAACTTTGCTGACGTCACTATCGCCTCTCAGGCTCCCACCGCTGTAGACCCAGAAGGTACTATCGGCACTGCAGCCTTTGGACGAGTCTGGATAGCAAGTGCGGATGGCAAGACACTACGTTACTCTGCTCTCTTAGATGAGACTCGCTGGGCTACTGCTGACGGCGGCGGAGCTATCGACTTCAATAAGGTCTGGCCCTCTGGTCAGGATAACATAGTAGCAGTAGAAGAGTTTGGGGGTGACCTCATAGTCTTTGGTTCTAACAATACGATAGTCATGACTGACGGATCGGGCTCGGCGCTGGGTATTGACCCCACGGCCATGTACGTGTCAGACACGCTACCGGGTGTAGGTGCTGTATCTCAGTTCGCACTGACACGAGCAGCAGGTGACCTCTGGTTCCTGTCGCCCTTCGGCATTGTGGCTCTTCGGAGAGAGCTTGTGCAGAAGTCTACTCCATTCAACAACCTCTCCAAGAACGTGCAGTCCGGTGTAACTGGCGCAGCAGACGCTGAGGCCACCAAGGACAACATCACGCTCACGTACAACCCACATAAGTCTATGGTTATAGCGATCTTCCCGTCCACTGATACGGCCTATGCGTTCGATACTCGTTCGCCACTAGAAGATGGCTCTTACCGTGCTACCACATGGGACACCACACTCCAGACGGCTGCCTACATACGCGGTGTGGAGAACTGGTACGGCTCGCTCACTGGCACTGTCGGTGAGGTCTGTTCCTACAGTGGGTTCACTGATGATGGCACCAACTTCTTCTTCGACTATGAGTCGGGATGGTTAGACCTAGGTAATGAGCAGAACCTCTTACTGAAGTTTGTGAAGCGTATGACTTCCTTTGTCTTCGTCACAGCCAACGTGACAGTGACCCATAAAGTGCAGTATGACTTTACCAATAAGACGTTCTCGCTAGACAAGGCTGCCGGGGGTAGCTCCATTACTGAGTACAACGCATTCGGAGCTGTAGTAGCTGGCTCTACACAGGGTGAGTACGCCTCGTTCGGCGCAGCCGAGTCCATCGAGTACGGTGGTGGCGTATCCCTCAGAACACTTGACGCATCAGTAGGGGGCAGTGGTCAGTACATTAAGATAGGCTTACGCCTCAACACTAATGCTGGCTCATTCGTATTACAACAGATTAACTTATTCGCTAAGATCGGGAGGCTCGCAACCTAATGTCTGACTATACCCTACAAGCAACATGGTCCACCAAAGATGCACTGGCTACTAATCAGGCTCTCAAGGCTATCTCAGCCACGGAGCTAGGCACAGAGTTCAGTGCTATTGCCACGGCCTCCGCCACCAAGTATGACTCCGCTGACCTGTCTTCGAAAGAACAGGCGGAGGGGCTGACGCTAGACACAGTGCTCATCACCCCACACTCACTCAACGATGTGCTTATAGACAATGGAGGCATCGCCAAGGACTTACAGCAGCTAGCTAACCCCGGTGCTGACACTATATTTGGTTGGGATAACGACGTCACAGCAGCCATCGCCTACACACTGGGTGAGGGCATCACGTCCACCACCACAGACATCCACCTAGACCTGAGTGAGATAGGCACGGTAGCCATAGCGGCTGCTGACACGCTCATCTTCAGGGATGTGTCAGGCGGAGTCAATGGTAAGACTACGGTCACTCTCTTAGAGGCTGGCCTGCAGATGGCTAACATGGTTGACTACGTAGCTGACGAGTTTGTTGCCCACTCCGGTGTGACGCTGACCGCTGGTGCTGGTATGACTGGTGGAGGCACCATAGCCGCCAGTAGGACATTCAACGTCATAGCAGGTGATGGTATCACGGTCAATGCAGACGACGTACAGGTAGACATCTCTGCACTCAGCGCACTCAACTCAGAGACGATAGCAGTAGCAGATACCTTCTACGTTGACGACGGTGGCGCTGGCACTGGTAAGAAGATCGCCTTCCAAGACATGGGCCCTATTGTAATAGAGTCCTCAAGTAAGACACTGGCTGCTACAGACGGCAACAACATGTTTGTCAACACTGGCGCGGTAGAAGACACCATCACTATCCCCCTCGATGCAGCAGACGACCTCAACATTGGCTTCCAAGTAGGCATCCTATGTCAAGGTTCCGCAGCAGTACTAGTAGCTGCGGGTGGCACGACTGTAGAGTCACTAGATGGCAACATGCAAGTCAAGGCCAACGGTGGTGGAGCATACCTCATCAAGACTGGTGCTAATATCTGGCAGTTAGTCGGCGATCTGGAAGCATAATGAATCCACTCATGTATTTGATGGCTGGCTCTCACGGGCATGTCACACTCACACTGACAGGTGCCACGGCTAACTCTCTGGACATCTCGGCCCCCAAGACAGCGGGGGCTGGCTTCTCGTTCAATATGGACGGGACTGTTGATGACTGGGACAGGAACACGGGCACCACACAGATATCCACTGCAACTGACTGGATCATACCTAACGGGTCTGCCAGCAGTGACTACCAGATGGCGTATACCTCATTTTCAGGTTCCGCACTGACTACCGATGAGTTTGGTGGAGCAGACACATGGGTTGCTATGTCAGAGAACAGAGAGGTCCGCATCATCACTGACACGGACCCAGAAGTGCTCTCCTGTACGTTTACCATGCAGGTACGAAGAGGCACGGGGCCAGTACTCTCGTCAGCCGTGTACACAATCAACGCCGAGAACGGGTCATAAGGAGACACTCTAGTGGACGCAGGACATGTAGCAGCAGTACTTATAGTGGTAGCCCTTGTGGTCTACGCAGTAGCTAAGGTCGTCAAGGGTAATAGAAAGGAACGCACCGCACCAGTAAAGTCGGACGATGACGACGGACGCGGGCATAAGTGATGGAGAATGTACAGACAATGATTGACGCGAAGGCACTAACAGGGACGTTGATGACAATGACCGCCGCCACCGGATCGTGGCTGGACGTGGCAGAACCTATTGTAACCATGACGGTTACGATACTAGTAGGCGGTGCTACGTTATGGTACACCATCGAACGAGCACTTAAATTACGCAAAGAGAGGAAGGACAAATGAAACCATTCAAAGGCCCAGCTAAGCAACGAGGCTTCGTCGGAGCACTGCTTCAGGGGGCTAGCGCTCTTGGCGGACTCTTCGGGGCACGCAACGACGTCAACGCAGCACGAGAAGACATACGCAACCTCCCCGGCATGCAGGGACCGCCTAGCCTGTCAGGTAACTTCGGCACATCGGAGGGAGGCAACTTCCAGCTTAACCCAGAGCTACAGGGGCTACAGACTGGCGTAGCAGGTGGAGCACAGAACATGCTGAGTGGTGGTCAGTTCAATGATCCACGCTTCCAGCAGGCCTTCCAAAACAACGACATAGCAGGTGCATTCCAAAGCCAGCAGGGTCTACTGAACCAACAGCTAGGTAACAACGTCTTTGGCGGCGGACAGCAGGCATTTAATACCTCTACTGGCTTGGCCCAAGGCTTTGCTAATCAGGTAGCAGGTGGTCCACAGGACTTCAGCGGTGGCCTCCAGCAGGGCCTGTTCAACCAAGGCTTCCAGAACCAACTGGCAGCAGGCGACCAGAGAGCACTGTTCGATCAGTCACTAGCACAGCAGCGCGCAGCATTTGCACCAGAAGCGGCTCGTCAGCAGCAGTCCGTAGAGCAAAGTCTCTTCAGTAAGGGCATGTTGGGCGCAGGTAGTACAAACACTGGTGATGCCTTCCGTGGCCTCTTTGAGGCACAGGGAGCGCAGGACTTCGCCTTCCAAGACAGAGCAAACGACTTAGCCTTCCAGCAGCAGAACTTCTTAGGTAACCTAGGCAGTCAGCAGCTTGGTCAAGGCCAGAACTTCCTTGGACAGAACCTCGGACAGTTCAACCAGAACGTACAGAACTTCCAAGGTCTACAGGGCCTAGCGCAGGGCATGGAGGGTCAACAGTTCGGACAGAACTTACAGGCTCTTGGGCATAACCAGAGAGCAGGGCAGCAGAGGCTGGCTGACTCTCTCGGACTGTTCCAGCAAGGCAGTGACCTGTTCAACCAGAGCTTCGGACTTGGACTACAGGGCGCAGGCGCAGGACTCGACTTCGGAAGGTTCGGACTAGAGGGCGCTGGTATGCCGTTCAACTTGCAAGCTAACCTCCTAGAGGGCAGCAGCGGGTCGGCACAAGCACTCAACCAAGCGGGACAGAACAGCGCATCAGCAACAGGTAATCTGTTCAGCGGTGTAGGCAGTGCCCTTGGCAAGATATTCGGTTAATAGGAGTAGTATTACATGGCTGAGAACGCAGGTTTCTTAGAACAACTCACTGGCACAGCAGTGGACGAGAGGGCGCAAGTGGACGCCAAGCTCCAAGAGGACGCCGGTACTGGTGGTCGCCTCGGGGCTATGTTTAACTCGCTGGGCCAACAGGCAGGTGCTGGACTCGGCATCGCTGGGGCAGGGCTCATGAGTGGGCTCTCCGGTGGTCGCTTTGGTGGCACTAAAGGGGCAGGCTTCAAGTCTAACTTCGCTTCTGCTGCTGAAGAGGCTGAGACTAAGTTCGTGGCTGCTGGTGTAGGCATACAACCAGAGGAGCTACAGGCTCGCAGAGCTATTCGTGAGCAACTGGCTGACATGCCTGACGACGGCACACACCAGTCACGCATCAAGATGGCGGAGAGAGCAATAGAAATCTCCAACTCATTCGGTGACGCTGCTGGCGTGGCACGTGGGCTGGAGCAACTGCAGGCACTCAAGAAAGAGAAGCTGGAGTTCGACAAGCTAGGCTCACAGGCTAAGAAAGCCGAGGCTGACGCTACCGAGGCAGGCATCGTAAACGGCTACAACTCAGACGGTACTCCCGCTACTGGTATCTTGGGCATCAAGGATGGGTCGGCTGGTATCTTCACAGAAGAGAATGGAAAGCTAACACATAAGGCATTCAATAAAGGCTTCTCAATGGTTGAGCCGGGTGACACCGTAGGCATCAAGCCTTTCGAGATAGCTAGCCAGATCAAGAAGAACAACGGCGTAGCTTACGTAGGCAAGATCAAGGGCCTAGCCTCTAGTGCCAACACAGCACTGGCTAAGACTGACCGCGTACTGAGCACACTGACTGACCTCTTCGACGAGGGCGGTGTAGAGTCTGTGATCGGTTTCTCAGGTGGCCTAATCACTGGCGTGGACAACCTCGTCCGCAACGTCAGCGGCACGATCAACGCCTTTGCAGGACCCGGACAAGCTATTGACAGCAAGGCAGGCACCAACAAGGACGGCTCGGTACGTACGTTTGACGGACGGTCAGGGTTGGCTAAGTTTGCGGCTGACGCTAGCAACTCATTCTCCTCACTCATTCAACTGCCAGCAGGGGTAGAACGTACCTCCGCAGCAGCCCAGCAGCACAGAGCAGCAGTCATGGAGATGGCCTACATGGCCGCCCGACTGGCTGAGCCCTCTAACCGTGGTCTGTCCGATAACGATATCAAGAACGCATTGGCTCGTATCGCAGGCGACACCTCCAACCCGCAGGTCATGATGAGGCGGTTCTTGGAGATGCAGGTAGATGCTGCCAACGAACTAGACTTCGAGCTCAGGCTCAGTCATGGCTCACTGGGGGCCAATGTATCTGACGACGCCATCAACACGGCGCTGGTAGGTAAGGGGTACGGAGAGTACAAGGCTCGTAAGGATGCACTGTTCGAGAAGTTCAACGTCACCGAACAGCAGGACGGCAGGGTTACGTTCGCTGAAGGCACTCTGATTGGTTCGGACGTCCAACCGGGCGAAGGCACTGGCCCGGTACAACAACCTGTGGACATAGACACTGCCACAGACGCAGAGGTACTAGCTGGGTTCGGGTTCGGGACGGATAAAGTTAAGGAAGAAGAATAATATGGCAGTACAAGACAGACAGCGTAGACGAGCCGAAGAGCTACGGGCAGGTAGGGTACCTCAGACCTCAGACGAGGGTCATAGGGTCAACGCTACTGTAGCCAAGCAGTCCTATCCGATACGGGATGTACCATTAGGTCCGGGCGGAGGCCCCGGTGTGGATGCACCACTGAATGCAGAGATGCTCAACCAACAGGCTGACGCAGCGCAGGCTATCAGCGCCACGGGCGCACCTGTACAGCCAATAGACTTAATGACTATCCCTGACGCCAAGACGGCGATGCGTATAGCTACCATAGCTAACGATCAGGGACGTGAGGGTATGGGAGACGCAGACTACGAGCGTGCTATTCTCATGTTGAAGAACTTTGAGAAGGCTAACCCCGGAGTTGCTCAGGCATTTCGTGAGAATGAGGCCATCAACAAGTGGTACGACGACAACCTTGACGTCACACCCCACCGATCCAGCCGTGTACAGAACGCACAGGGAGCAGCCATCAGGCAGCGACCAGTAGGCACTGCACGTGGTCCGGGTCGTATCAACACAGACGTGGGCTTCATCCCACAGACCATAGCTGACCTAGACCCAGTACCCGGTGACTCACGTGAGGCTGTCATAGATCGCCTTGAGAGTGAGGGCGTAGACACTACGTCAGGTGCTGGTGGGTTCTGGGATAACGTGGGCTTCGCTATTAAGCTCAACGACTCCGGTGCACAGGCCAAGGCCATCACTGGTGTAGCAATGGACAACCTAGCAGAAGCAGGCATCGTACTCCCAGAGGGGGTACGTCCCATCACAGTCAACCAAGACCTCGGACAGCTAGAGGTACTCATGCCTACCTCCGACGGTAAGGTACGTCGTACCCTAGTAGAGCCAGAGGTGCTTAACCTAGCTAGTGCTGGCAGGCTCGCTGACCTAGAAGAACTCATGGCTGGTGTATACGCAGCTACTGCTACCATACGTGGTGGTCCTAGCTCCAAGCACCCCTTCGTACGTGAGCTAGTAGGTGACTTCGCTGGTAGGAACGTAGGCATCATGCTTGAGTCCATTATCAGTGGACTACAGGGCGAGGCTGACCTGCAAGACATGGTCAATGCCTTCAAGTTTGCTGACAATGTTACAGAGTCAGGGCTCAACACCCTTGCCTCTCGTGGGCTTGTGCGTACTGGTAACCTCATAGGACGTGGAAGGAAGGCCTTCGGTGACAAGTTCGCCAGTGGGTCCGAGACTGCAGAGGTCATCAACAGGAACATAGACGAAGCTGCTGACATAGTAGAGGACGTTAATGCTCTGGTAGGTGATGGCGCAGACGTACTCCCGTTCACTGTAGAGACAGGTAGTCTTAGCCAGAAGTCAGCACAGAATGTCAATGCTCGAGTCAACACGCTGAACAACACCAAGGCTGACGCCATTGAGCTGACACGCCGTGAGAGAGTCAAGACACTAGCTGAGGCCAACCGTAGAGTAGCGGAGAGACACTCCCCTGCGGATGGTGTGGCAGGGTACGACCCACATGACCTAGCCAAGGACTCTGCGGGCACAGTCAACACCGCCCGACAGGTTGCGGTAGACGCACAACGATCTAAGCTAGGACAGGTGAGTGTACGTACTAACCCTGACACTGGGCTCACACGCTATAGCTTCCGAGGGGAAGTAGACGCCACTACGGCAGGCTCGGGCTCACAGATGGGGGAGCACGGCATAGATGTAGCCTTCTCCGACGACGCGGTGCATATAGTCAACGCCTTCGCTGGGGAGAAGTTCGACGGAGTGACTGGCAAGCTATTCAATGAGATACTTGCGGAAGCAGGGGATCGTCCCATCACTTTAGGCGACAGTGTGTCGGCCTCTGCCAGAAAGGCAGTGGAAGGTATGCGTCGTAGAGGATGGGTTATAGAGCAGAATCCTAGAGCCTCAATAGACAAGAAGGATGGTGTGATGACTGCCGTCAGCGAGGACGGCTTCCTAGAGCCAGTGTACACTATCACTGCAAGGCCCGGAGAGATCGTAGCACCTAAGCTCATAGCTGACGCTACCTTTGACCGTGAGGTCACAGAGGCCACCGTAGAGGGCATAGAGGAGCTACTCCCTATTGCACAGGCTCGCACAGACGATGCCAACTTCCTGCTGAAGCAACAGATAGGATGGTCGGAGCAGACACAGCGCTCTAACTTCTACCTAGAGAACAGCAGAGCCTCTGGTCTAAGCCAGCAGGTACGTCGACTCCAAGCTAAGGTGCGCACCGCCCTGACAGGCGTTGAGGCATCCGAAGCTGACAAGGCACTAGCCATTGCTGTACGTCGTGAGACTACAGAGGATGGGGATGTACTTATCACTGGGCTGTACGACGACCAGCTAGACATAGGCAACCTACTCAACTCCCGTGCCAAGCTCAACCAGATAGCCGAGGCTACTGGGGACGCCGACATGGCTGCTATCGTGAACACCATAGACAACCTGCTCAAGAGCAAGCCATACATCAACAAGGCCACGAACAGGGCTAGGCCAGCACAGACAGCAGGCATACGTGAGTCGTACCAACGAGCACGTCAGATGTCAGCAGAGATGGATGAGATCAGTGCAGTCGTAGATGCCAGCAAGATATTCAAGCGCAACGCTGACGGTGAGCTTATCAACACAGACCTTACTGCGATAGGGCGTGTGCTTGCTAACGGCAGTGCCTTCATGCAACACATGATGCCTGTCATTAAGCGGGGACCTGAGCTAGCTACACAGACACGTGGCGCTATCGCTGACTTGTACCGCAAGGAAGTACTGGACTCAGCCCGTGGCTGGTCTGCAACGTCTCACAAGAGGTTCCTAGATAAGTATGGGGTGGCTATTGATGCCTTGTACGGCGCAGAGGAGCAGCAGATATGGAAGTCGTTCAGGCCACCGTCTGGTGAAGTACTCAACAGAGCACAGAGGGCCAACCAAATCATAGAGACCAAGTTCAACAGGCTTGTGGCCAAGTATGCTCCTGACCCGGAGACTGTGAAGTGGACTAACCCACGTGACATCGTAGCATCGGTGAACACTATGGGTGCTCGCAAGGGTGGCGCGTTCATGGATGAGCTCAAGCGGCTTGACCCTAGCTTGCATGCCTCTGTGCAGAAGCAGTCCATAGACCAGACCAGAAAGAACCTACATGAGCTGTTCTTCGATCCTAACCGTGACGCAGGGAACCTGCAGACCGGGGTACAGATGAGGAAGTGGTTCAATGACCGTAAGGATGCACTCAAGGCTCTACACGGTGACCAGTACGTCACTGACCTAGAGACTGTGGTACGTGGAGCTGAGCTAGACGCCAAGAGGCTTGTACTCCGAGGCTCTGCACCAGCGACACAGCATGACCTTATCAGGGTTACACGCTCAATCCTAGGCCCGTTGTCTAAGCCACAACGTCAAATCTCGGCAGGCAACTACATCAACAACAAGAGACTTGCCGCTAGAGTCATGGACATCTACAGTGACCCCGATATGCTCAGAGCACTCAAGCAGAGCAAGGGTGTGAGTGTACGAAGCCAAGCAGGTATCGCATTGTTTGTGCGCCTAGGACTGGCTGAGGCTATGGGTATCCCTGCTCCAGAGAATGTCAACCGACCTGACACATGGTCACCTGAGTTCAAGGCACAGATATCTGCGGCGTACGAGGCCATAGACTTCTGGTCCAAGGACGGAGAGGATGAGCACTTAGATGAGACTGGGAACTAAACAAGAACTATTCGCACAGCTACTGGGTGAACACCTAGTGTGGTTGTATGAACAAGGGTACAAGGTACGCATGGGCGATGTATGGGCCACGGACGGGCACAAGGTAAACAGCAACCACTACCTTAAGCTAGCCGCTGACCTCAATCTCTTCTACGGTGGGAAGTATCTCACTGACACAGAAGACCACAGGAAGTCTGGGGAGAAGTGGGAAACAAGACACTCTCTCTGCAGATGGGGTGGGCGCTTTCAGGATGGCAACCACTACTCACTGATACATTATGGGAGGATGTAGTGTCTAGCAAACTATGGATAGGACTAGCCTTATTACTAACAACTATTACGTCGGCTGAAGAGACAATGGTACCGTCTCCTCTTGAGTTTGCATGCGAGTGGCTAGACCTTGACTGCACTGGTATCGAACAGCCCACAGTAGTATACACTAATATAATGGGAGACATGGGGCTCTACGGAGCGTACTTCCCCGGAGAGTCTATAGTAGTCATAGACCCCCACGCCCCTGCACACACTGTGGTGCATGAGGTCACGCACTACGTACTACATGAAGCTGGCTTCACCGACTTGGATAGATGCCTCAGTGAGGAGGTCGCGCGCAGAGTAGGGGATGCATGGGCCAAGCAGGCCTATACCACCGGCTGGAAGAAGAAATACGGGTGTGTCTAAGGAATGATATACAAGATGTATGAGCTTTTCACACGTGTGAAGAAGGAGAGTACCGATGTCTAAGAATCTATCAATACCACATGGTCGTAATGGCAACCCCATGACGCTCGATCCCTTATTGATAGAGATGGGTTGCTATGAGGGCATTTCACGAATGTCCA